CATTCACAGTACCGTTTCGCAGTTTGGCAAAAGCTGCATGTAGGTATGTCCTTTGGTTCCCTATACCGGCGTATAGCCAGAGGGTTTTGTGCGCGGGGAGGTCCGCGGCGAATAGGATATTCGAAAAGTGCACTATGGGAGTGGAGCCCTGCTCCGCTCATCCATTAGCCTCATCAACTTTAGTCCGGAATGTTTAAGAACAGACCAATCAGTTGCTGAAGCCACACCACCGCCTACAAGCTGGGAAACAAGCTGCAGGCCTAAGACGGTTGACGACGGTGTAAAGAATATTTCGTCAAGATCCAGGGTATGCGACCGCTCAGTGGCAGTTGCATCGGTTTGAAAGAAATAATTCGAAAACGTGTCAATGCCAAACAAAGGGGCACCGTCAAGTGTGAAAAAGCTGCCTAAAGTGGCAGTGCCTGGGTCACTAGTTGTGATCTCAGACGACAACGCGAGGTTGGCAATTGCCCGGTAAGTGCCGGGCGACAATTCGATGCCAGCTGGTGAGACCTTGTCTTCTGGGACTAGGGTGTTATACACGCTGGGTGGCATAGCTAACTGTACTGTGTCACCGAGATCGTAGTTCTCGGCGCTGCTCCGGTGTGGAGCCACATACAGACCAGAGGTTGGCTGGATCGGGTGCTGGACCTGTGGGGTCATGAACTCGAAAGTGTAGTCAACATAAATCTCACCAATGACATTGCCATTGGCTCCTCTCTCTGTAGCGATTTGAATCGTACAGGCGTCGTAAATAGACCGTTCAGTTACGGTGTAGTCTTGATGGCGGACGTACTTCCATTTATTGAGCGCGTGCGCAATAGCTGGATCAACTCTAAGTCGTTGTTCGACGAAGACTTGTCCACGGGTGGCGCCCGCCTGGCTCATCAGATCCTTAAAATCTGTGGCGACGGGTTCATCCATGTTGTAGTCTGGTGCCATTCCGACCATCCCCACATGGGATGTTCCGACGAATGGGGCATATGAAAAGGAGCATTTTATCAATCTGTAATGCTCAAATGCCTGTGCCACGGTATGTAACCATGGGAAGACATCTAGACCGGGGTTAACGGTCAACTCTTGAATAGTAAAATTAACAGAATTAGTAACGTCCATTAGGTACGCACTATGCTTTACTGTTGTTGTTTTTCCACGGGTCGTGACCTTTGGTTGGGTGGTCCGTCTAGTGGTTGTGCTAAAAGCTGCGGGAAGTGTGTTTGTGTCGTCACGAGTCTTCCGTTCAGCCCTTCTCGTTTTGCGTTTAGCCGTGGGTGAAGGTTTGACATTCGGCTTGCGCTTTTGGATCTGTTTGGATTGGATGTTGCTCATGTATTGTGTCTTACGCTTAAATACTGATCCGGGGCTATCGGCCTATCTCGAGGCCCCTTGAACAACATACGAAGCAGTCACCTACTGGGGTGACTGTGGCTCCTTCCCACGGTCGCGTTTCCGCTGGCGCCTTCGCGACCGAGCGGACCGTTTGTCCGTGGCGTGACTGCTTGCTGAGTCACGGGGCTTCTGCGCCCTACCGCTATCTGATTTCTGCGGTGTCCGTTTTCGGCCTTTCGACCTTGAACCTTTGTTTCCGGTGTCCTTCCCGGCGCCTTCGCGTCTCCGCTTGTGCTTGCCTTTGTTACCACTGGCTTGTGGTTTTGCATTGCTTTGTTTCACCTTTAAGAAGTCGGCGTATGCTTGATTTACGGCTTCTTGATGTTTAATCACATCTTGTTTCGACACCCTTGGTTTGGGTCTCGCTTTCTTCAAAATTTTCTTAATCTCCGATGGAGTCGAAAAATTGAGGTTGACTATCGCGGAGTCTTGCACCGTGGGTGCCTTGTCTTTGGCCGGTAAAATGAGAATCTTGTCTCCCAAGACGTTGACAACTACCTTGTCTCCTGTCTTGTTTTTAACCTGTGGAGAGTAGAACGCTTGTGGGCAGTTCATGATATCCTCCAAAGTTTCGCAATTGTCGAGCCACTCGAGGAAGCCAGAATATGAAAATCCCGGCAAATCCGCCTCAAGTTTTTGAACGAGGAATCCGACCCCATCATTTGGGAACTGATTGTCGAATCCTTGCCGTGCAGCCCAGCTGCGGATGCGATGAGTGTCAACTGTGTCGTCGAACAGCCCATCAGGTGTGAGTTTTCCGGTAAGAGTGAGAATCTTAACCGACAGGTCTCCTATACCTGGGGTATTTCTATCAGTTGTGTAGTCTGAAATCGCCTTCTGAATCATCTTTTCCTTAGATGTGACCCCAGCTGGTAGGTTGGGGGTTGTGTGCCACTTCACCAGCCTTCGGGCTGGGTCGGATCCAGAATTGGGGTTACCGTTCCACACTTCCTTAGTTAAGAAACGTGAAAGATAATTGACGCCAGCGCCACCCCTTTTGATCACTTCAGATTTTGCTACCTGACCGTAGAATGCTGCAGACTTGGTGAAGAAAGTTATCTCCATGTCAAGTGTGCATGAATCGTCTCCAAGGTATACCAACAACCTCTCGATTGCCTCCTCGTGGGAGTAGCCTTGTAGACGTAGTGCTGTGTATGCGATGAGTGCGTTAAGCCAACTGTTCAACACGCTAGTTTCAGGACTTCCCGAACCTCGTGAATCTCCAGATTCAAAACGCAAGTCTCCAAGACATGCCACGTTACGCACTTGTGAGTCCAACATACGTTCTAAGTCGTGATGCTCACTGGGATGGAAAAGTGCCTTCATCAGTGCACGTTCGGCTTCCCTTGGTAGGTTCCCGACATTTCCATCCATTCTGCTGAAGTCCCCAAGATTGACCGAGTTGAATTTCCTGTTGGCCATCTTGTCTGCTAACCTTCTCATCAAATCGTCGTGCTTCTTGCCTGCTGTGAAGAAATCAAATTTTCTATCACTCTTGAAGAAATCCGCGAGGGAGTAGGTAAATTGCGAGTAGTTCATTTTAATCTGGGGGTCGTACGTGGTGATTCCTCTTGGGTCACCAGTCGCTTGTCCATACTCAGACTTGACGAAATTCGCAGTTTCGCATTTGGGTTCGCCCATGGCAGCTTCCGCTTCATCGGCGGTTGCTTGCTGCCCGGGGCGGGGCATTCTGCCCCTTGTATCAACCATTGGTAATCGCCTCAGCGTGTGGCGAGAGGTTGAGCCTCCTGTGCGGGTCAAGAAGTGACTGATGAAATCATTGCGATACGTCAAGGACTGGATTGTCTGCTTGAGATCTTTCTTCTTGTAGTCCGCCTGAGGCCTTGTGACTCTACTGTGTGCAGAGTTCATATAATTCCCTTCTGAGGCATCCGGAATTAAAGCCATGTTATCCACAATTGGTTTTGCGAAAAACGACCCTTTACACTTAGCATCGGGGTCCAGGGGTCTGTTAAGGACTATCTGGTACGATCCGACGTTCTGCTCAGCGTAATCTTCGATGGTGACAGTGGGTAATTCTCCACTCACATCTTCATCATTGTGATACTGCATGAACATCTTGGTGTCTCCAAGGTTGTCTATCTCATAATTGAGGATTGTTCTCACAACATAATCTGAAAGCTTCCCTTTCGGGGCCACTTGTTGGGCTGTCTTCATAGCATCATCTTGGGCTTCAGTGCACGTGACGGCATTAGTCTGGCCTGCCACGCACGTTGAAACCATGACGCCTTCTTTGGACATGACTCTCAGCCGAATGTACTTTCCATCGGCTACTTCCAACCTCTTCAGCCTTTGTGTTCTCAACGATTTCGCAAGCAAAGTCCGCAGGAGGCCCTTGTGCTTAGCAATCGGAATCAAAAGAATAATCGACCTGTTGAGGCCTATCTTGCGTTTCGACACTAAGTAGTGGACCACCCTGCGCTTCGCTATTCCAAAGCAGGAACGGCTTACTTCCAAAACATCGCTCGGCCAATTCCACAGTTTATGAACTTGTGGTTGGCACCCACTCGTTTGCATATGCAGTCTGTTTTGTGCATCGAACGTGTGGGTCGTCTCTTCTGACGAGTAGGCGACTGTTTCGGGGGTGAAAGTATAGATCATAGTGATCATGGGTTTGGAGGCTAACGTTTGCTCCATGTTGTCTTTGTGGTAATCTGTGTCAATCCACATTGAGACGTGAGTTGCCGGGTCTGGCATCTCGTAGGACGGTTTGGTCATCAGGTCCGTAGCCCAATGAGTCACGCGATTTCCTTCGTGACCCCAATCCCTATCCCTCTGACTACACTGGTTAAAGAATGGCTTCAGGCCATTGCCTTGAGCGAAACTCACCATTTGTGCAGTTGCCTGGTTCCTCAACCGGGCTTGGTGTGGGTGAGTGTGGTTCTTCTTCTCTCGCACCGTTACTAATGGTGTTTCCAAGAAGTTTTTCCTGAGGTCTTTGACGTTCTCAAGTGTAAACTCACGTGTTCCCTTCTCCAAGAGGATAGTTCGCACGACATTTCCGATGCCGTGCTCTCGTGCGCTTCTCAGGGCGCTTTTGGCACTTACATGTGCACCCTTCAGCCGTTTAGATAAACGTTGGGTCAACGATAGGCGTTTGACTCCTGCTGGGGCAGCCTTCTTGGGCCTGTAACGAAAGACGGGACCACCACCAAAGTGGGCCCAGCCGACAACAAGTTTGGCGCGTTCGGTCTCTTTCCTGCGCTTGGTTGGTTGCTCGTTTTTAGATTCTTTTGAGTTTACTCTCTGCTTATCCTCCCTTGGAGCGTTCGGAATTTGGCGACGACCGCGGTCACCAATTTTTAAGTCCTCCTCGACTCGTGCTTCAGGCGCACGCACCCTCGGTGTTGTGGCCGAGTTTGAAGACGGAAGTTTATGCTTCCGCTCCACCGCGTCATATTTTCGTTCACGGGCGTTTTGATTGAGTTTCGCTTTCTCATTTCGGACATAGAAATCTGTCGTTCTGTCCTCCGTGTTTTCCTTCTTTTCACGTTCCTTCTTTTCATCAAGCGGGGCTGTCTTGTGTTTTGAGTCCTGGGGACTTTCGCCGATTCCTCCGGCGTGAGGTCTCCGCGCGCTACTCCTAGCGACGAATTTCGTGGGTATTCCTCCCACTCCAGACGGTGATAAGTCGTCTGGGGGTTTGAGTACCAATGAGTTATTGGCACGGTCAGTAAGGTTGACTAACCCTTGGGGGCCTTGCGGCCCATCCCGTTTTCCCCCGACAAGGGGTACACGTGGGACGGCAAGCTTTTGCTCGCTACTCAATTCAGCTCTGCTGGTATTTGAGTTCATTTGACGAAGTTG